GATGGTACTTGGTCCCCTGTATCTGAAATATCCATCAAAACTGCAAATACTCTTATTACACCTGATACAGGTCCAGTTGTAGCAGCCTCTAACTCTAAATCAAGAGTGTCAGCTGTTTCAACAAGAATATTCGCATCGTCTGTTGGAGTTGCATAGTCACCTGCTGCTGCTGCGTCAATATCAAACGCATTAACAAAAGTGTTTACCGCACCATGCGTGTCACTAAAACCAAGATGCATAGTACATCCTGCAGCACTACTGTCCATTACGGTAGTTACTTGATATCCTGCTTGAAGAACAAGAGTATTCGCAGGAACACTAATTGCTTCAAAGATATCACCTGCTGCAAGAACAGCACCCTTTTCTGTTGCAGAGGTTGCCATGTTAATGGTATTTTGAACGTAATAAGGCATACGTCCTCTATTACTCATTCCTCTAGCTGTTTGGAGTTCGTTATTTATTGTAGCCATTGCTTAATCCCCCCCCCTTTATATACTAGAAACATATAACGCTCTGGTCAATGACTCAGGACGTAATATTTTTCTACCGTACAGATGCATACCACGAACAATATCAGCAAACGAATCAGGGTCTCTGTACGTTTCAGTTTTATTGATTTGGTCTGCTGTCGCAACAGATGAACTATGACCTGAACAGATTACACCATAATGTGTTGAACCTGTGGCTGTAGCTCCTGTTGGACCGTTACCTACTGCAGGTAGGTTACTTGACATGTAGACTTTAAAGCCATGAATGTTATTAAAGATTAAACCATTCTGTAGCCCAGAACCGCCAAAGTCAGCGTTAAGAAGTCGAGAATCCTCGTCCTTCAATAGCTCTGCGAACACAGGGTCAATAATTAACCAACGTCCATTAGTGTCAACATGCTGTTGATCCATCTTACGTGACATACGAGCAATAACACTCATAGGTGAGGCTTTAGCTGTTGTAGTATTCAGCGAATCTCCACCTGCACGTGGAACAACAACGATAGAGTTGCCAGATGTACCACTATTAAAATCAGCAGCGTCTACTTGCATAGAAGCTAGTAGTTCATTAGTAGCTGCACCTGTTACCGCTACAGAACCATTTACAGTTGTGTTAGCAGCATCGGGTGTACCGTGTATTGCTGATTGTTTAAAACCACACATGTAGCCTAATACATCTTGGTCAAACTGGTCTGACAATCTATAAGCTGCACGGTCACTTGCTAAACTTTGAAAGTTTACATGTGAGTGCGCTTCTTCAATATCGTCCACTTTGAACGCAAAGTAGTTAGCTTTGTCTATGGTTAGAGAGAACTCTTCATCGTCAAGGTCTTGAGGAACAATAGCTGTACCCCTAGTGTAAGCCTTAACGGTTACTTCTGGTTCTTTGATGATTTTTACAGAGTCGCCCATTTGAGCAATCTCTCCAAAATAGTCACCATTAGTTACAGCAGAAACAATAGATGATTTGCGAAATGCAAGTTGCACCTGTTTGCTGTATATGACAGGACTAAAATTACCATTGGGTAAATTTCCATATCCTGCAGCACTTGAAAAAGCCATTTTAAAAATCTCCTTTTAGCTTTCTACAGATACAAACTACAATTTACTTTAGTGGCTAATTCTTATAAGGTGCAAATAAAATACATATGCCTACGTAGATTAAATGGGCTAAAAGATATTAGGTTGTACTTAAACTCATTGATGTTTGTGAATTTATAAGGTACAAGTTGTCCAATTGGGGTTGTACCTTACATACAGATATATATAGTTATATCTATAAAACTTTATTTGTCAACACTTTTTTTAATTTTAATGCAATTCATATTCATACTAAAAGAACGTCTTTCTCCTTTTGTATAAAATGGATATACTGTGTGAAATAGTTCAGAAGGAAACAAATAAAAATCTCCTACTTTTGGTCTTACTAAAAATGTTGTAAGGTTATAGCCAGAGTGAGTACCACTAGCAAATTGAATATGACCATTTGAAATCATATGTTTTTTCTTCTCGTTTTCCCACTCTTCTTCTATTCCGTCTGGTAGTTGCAAATATCCCACACAAGAAAGTTTTGCTCCAGTGTGTACGTGCAATGGGTTGTATTCGTTTTCAAACTGTCTTACAAACCAACCCGAAATAATTTGCAAACCATAATCGTATGTTGTGTTATCTAGTGTTTTTTGATTGAAAGAAGACTTTAACTCAAACATTTCGTGATACTTCAATACAAAGGCACTAAATTTATTTAAACATTTATTTATTATTTCTTTGTTAAATTCAAGTTCTGAATTAACTTTACCTACTAACGAACCAGAAAAATCTTTTAATGTTTTATTCATAGTTTCATTGAGTTCATTAGCAAAGTCTTCACCCATACGCATGTAACCCATGCAAGGACCAAAGGGAGATAAAAACTCTGCATCACCCTGCGGTATGAAAGTTGACATACTCATCGTGCTGACCCAGATATATCGTAAATAAACTTACCACTACGTATTGCTTCCATAATATTGTCAGCTTCCTTTTCGTATTGGTGTTCGGTCATTTTGTTTACTTGTGATTCTCTTAAATATGATTTGCTTTCATCTGACTGTGGTGTATTCCTACCACTCTTAGTATTTACAGATTTAGCTGCATCATCATTATTTGTTTTCTTTTTACTTGTAATACCCATATCAGCTTTGTAAAGGTCTATTGCCCTTGCTGCTGAACGAGCATCATTATCATTTTCATATAGAGCGTCCTGTACCCACTTGGGTTGTTCGTCTGCCCATTCGTGAAAACTATCTTCATCTTTTATTTCATTAAAGTCTGGATGAAACTTTAATAAAGATGCTTCTGCTTTTTCACGTGTAACATTTGACTGCATCTCGTCAAGTGTTTTCATTCGTTCTTCTAATGCGGATGATTGTTCTTTTGCTTTCTTTATAGCAATAGTTTCAACAATCGCAGCTACATCAGGGTATTGACTAGCCCATGCATCTATATCTTCTTCGGACTTAGGAAGTTTAATTTCTTTTTGAGTAGCGTCAGTAAGCTGTCTTTTAAGTTCGTTAATTTGGTTTTGAACATCTTTATCTTTTTCCTGCATATGCCTACGCAAATCACCATAGCGTTTCTTAAAAGTTTTTTCTTCTCCTGTAACTTCAGGTTCAGCTTCCTGAGAGGGTTCAGTAGACTCTCCTTTATTTTCAGCAATAAGTTTTTCAAGTTCTTTTTCCCCTTGCTCTATTTTTTCTTCATTGGTAGTCTTCTTATTCATAAATGCTTTTTTTGGTACGTCTACTTTTTTTACTATTTGTTTTACTTCTTCTACTTGTTCATTCATTTAGTTTCTCCTTTTGGGGTAACTGTAGTCCACCTAGTGTGGGGAGTTAGTTGCCAATGGGGTGTTGTGTTATGGGTAATCTCGTTTCATTAGACCGCCAGTTGCTCTACCGCCTGCATAACCTTGTAGTTTTTTTCCTTGTTTTTTTGCTTCTTCAGTGGCTTTTTTTCTTCTTTCGTCTTTTTTTTCCTTCTCAGATTTAGTTAAAGATTGTTTTGCATTTTTAGACGTAGGTGAGAAAAAAGCTTTATCTCTTTTCTTACGTTTTTTCTTCTCTTCTGGTGTTTCTAAAATTTTATGTACTGCTTTTTTACCTGCCATTTTAAACTTTTTTCCTATGGCTTCAATAACAGTAGGAATATTTTTTACGTCATCTGGTAAATCATTTACTAATTTTTGAAAATCTTGTTTAGCCCAATCTGGTCTTCCTGCTAAATCTGCTTTAGCCATTTTCATTCGTTCAGAAAAAGATTTATATTCTCCTGTTTCAGGGTCTATACCTCTATACTCATCGTATGACATTCCTAACTTTTCGGCATTTTCTTTTCCTAATTTTTCAAATAATTCATTTCTTTCTTCTAATCTTTTCTTTTTTCTATTTTCCTTTTTTCTTTCTTCTCTACGTGCTTGTTCATCAGAACCGTCATCTGGTGTAGGTGGAGTAGGCGGTACAACAGGGTCTACACCACCCCCACCTGCAGGTGTATCACCACCTATAACTGGACCTGCTTGATGGGGAGTAGAGCGAGTTAATCCTTCCGTGCTTTCCATAGGTCTACCCATGTAGTCTTCAAGAATGTTTACAGTAGAACCGTCTGCTTTTGTGTAAGATACTCGTTGTGCTCCATACGGATTAGAACCCTGACCTGCACCATATCCCATCATTTTTTCAAAGTCTGTTTGTTGTTGTTGTCCTCTATTATATATATCCATCATAGCACTATTGTCTATAATTCCATCGTCATACCTGATTGCACCAACACCCTGTTGTGGTTGTTGACCACCACCAAATCCTGCTAACTGACCTACTGCACTACCTATAGCACTTGCTTGTTGATTTGTTGGTCCTTGATTAGTATTTATAGGTCTTTCAATCCACCCACTTCTTGTTGCAAACCATTCAAAACCTTCTTTTGGTTCTCTAGGTGGTGGAGATGAAATAGATGGGTTATTCATAAAAGGTGCAGAAACATCCGTACCTTCCTGTGCATGTATAACACCACCCTGTGCCATTTCTTTTTTATCGTCATCGTTGCTATCCATAACAACAATATCTGCAACACCAAAGGGTAGGTCATCAGGTATCTCAGCTTCTTCTGAATTACCCATTTGACCCATTTTTTCCATCATCTGCAAACCCATCTTAGCTTGCTGTCTCATTTCCATAAGTTTATTTAAACCAATAAATCGTACAACATCTGCAGGAAATACAAACTCTCCTTCACTTAACATAGCAGGTACATCATCCCGTACTTCTTTTTTAAGTGAGCCAGATGGTACATCATTACCAGATTCTTTATCTACAGTACCACCCTCATCTTGAAGCCCACCGTCTTGCATAAATGCCATTTCCATTTGTTGATTTAACATTGCACCACCTTTTGCCATTTCTGATTTTAAACCTAAATTTTTAGGAGAAAAAGGACCATCAACATTTTCCCCACCTCTAAGATATTGAAGCTCTACATCAATTCTATTTCTACCTGACTGTATGGCTTCTGCTAATCTATGATTACCTTCCATCACAAAAGGTCTTCCTCTTTCGTCAATAATTACATGTATGGGGTCTGGTTTATATCCTTCTTTTTTTATACGTTTTTTTAAATTAGAAAGTTGAGGACTATTATCTCTATATTTATGTTCTCCTTTAACTCCTTTTGCATTAATTAATTCTAAAGGATGAAAAGGAATAGGTTCTTGCCCTTTTATAAAACCTGTTATTTTATATAAATTTCCATGTGTATTTACATAATCTTCTAATTGTTCTGGTTTTAATTCTTTCTTTTTAATTTTTTCTTCAGTATCTTTTTTTACCTCGTCTGCATACATCTGTCCATAACTTTTAATTTTTTTATCTGTTGGGTCGTATATATCATCAGGATTGTCAATTTTAAACTTATCTTTAAATTTACTTCTTGCTTTATTTAAAGATTTTTTTATTGTTTTACTTAAAACTCTACCAACTGGTGTTGTACCTGCAAGTGCTAAACCTGTGTCTACAGCAGCCTGACCTAAATTACCTGTAGCTACTGACGATGCAATGTCTGCTATATCAAAAGCTGTACCAAGTACAGGCACATTACGTGCTACATTTTTAAGTCGTTTAACAGTCTGCTTACCTTTAAATGGGTTAGAGCTAAATGCTTTTTCTGTTTGGTCGGATACATCACCACCTTCGTTTCTTGTAAGTTTTTTTTCTGAAGCTCCTCCCTTATCGCTTCTTTTTTCTGCTGCTTTTACTGCAGTAGGTTTATCTTTAAATCTAGGAAACTTTTTACCTGTTTCTTTTTCATATTCAAAAGCTGTATTCCAAGCCTTATCTCCTTCAAGAAACACAGGTTCTTTTGTTTCTGTATTAAACCATATTGTAGGTATATTCCATGCTCCATTGTCGGGTGCATCTTCAGATGCAAGATACTCTGTAGCATAACGATCACCTACAGTGCGTATAGGTTTATGTTTTTTGGGGTCAAATGGTTCTAGCCTAGCCATTGCTGTTTACTTCATCCCTTAATCTTTTAAGTCTACGCAGTGCCAAAATACATCCCTGTGCTCTATGCACAACTATCATACTATCAGCCTGTTCAACAACACGATGTTGTTCATTTATTAAAAAATCTAAATAGTTACTGAACTGTTCCCATTGCTTGTGGTTGCCCACCAGTATCTTGAGCTTGTTCAGGTGCTCCTTGTTGTTCATTACCTGTAAATCCTTCTTCTTCGGGTGTTGGAGCCATGCCAGTACCTATCGTACCACCACCTGCACCTGTTGGGTCATTTGGGTCTGTTCCTGCAGGTACGCCTTCCTGTGGCGGTGGAGCAGGTTGTTGGAACTGTTTCATAAGCTCTGCCTGTACAGCAGCTTCTTCCATATTGTTTGTTACCTTGTCAGGGTCTAAGTCCATTGACTTTGCAATCTCACTGATAATGTACTGAAACTTGGCAAAGGGTGCAAGTGCAGGATTAGACGCTACACCTAAGAATTGCATAAGCCTTTGACTACGTACCTCGTTAGCCATTAAACTTTCCGTACCACGTGCCTTAACTTCCAAGTCGCCCTTTATTTCAGGGTCAAAGTCAAACTGCATATTAAATTGAAAGAAACCTTCACCTAGTGGTCTAAGTAGGTAATCATCTATATTTTTTATGACTGTCTTAATGTTGCCACTTGCAGCGTTCATTAACATAGATATACCACTAGCCGTTCTACCTACTCCTGTAACACCTGTCTGTCCATGTGCAAATGAGGGTAAGCCTGTGCTTTCATCTGCAAGTTGTCTTGCTTTATCGAACAGTTGTAAATTCTCATTAGATACATTTGGAAACTTAGTACCAAAGATTGCTTGCCCAGGTGCTCCCCCCTGTCTCCTAAATACCTTCCCTGGATATACACTAAGGTCTTGCCCTGGAACTAAGTTAGTTTCATCTACCTCTATCAACAAATTACCTGACAACACAGCGTTGTCTACCGCCATACGCATAAACCCATTCATTAGCGTTTGAGTATCGTCCATGTTCTCTGCAAGACCCACACCAAAGAAAGAGTATGGGTTAAGTTCATATGGAGCAGCCATATAGGGTATCTTCATGGGCTTAAAAGGATTAAGTACCATGCGCAATAGTTTATTGTTACAAATCCAAACATTAGCCTGTAGTTCATCAAATGCTTCCAGTTCAGACGGTATATCAACACCTTCTTTTTGTAGCAATTCAATATCTACCATACCCCAATATTCAAGGACTTCAAATCTATCTACACCATGTGAAGCAGAATAATCCGACAGGTCATCTTCCCAATATTGTTTTTCATAATTCTCACCCATTTCAATGCAATCGTCTATAACCTGTGCTCTAAAGTATGGACGTTTCTTTAATGCACGTAACTGTGACCTAGACATTTTATGTCGTTCTATTGCATAGGTTGCTTCGTCCATGTTATTTGCATCTGGATCAGGATAAAAGTTCCACACGGATACATGAGATAACTGCGGTATTGTTTTAAATGCAGGGTCATACTCACCCTCGTCACTCCAATGAGGATATTCTTTATCTACAGCAAATGGACCTTTCATTATGCCAGTACCAAACAATGACATTTCAAATGCAGAGTTACGTAGATGTTTGTTAGCACCTGACTCTTGCAGTTGGTCATGTATTTTCTTTTGCATTTTCTTTGCAGCAATCATAGCAGGACTAAACGTAATAGCTGAAGGTGTTTTACCTACACCCTGCTCTAGTCCATCTATGTCTTTTAATTTTTCCGATAGAGGTCCAAGACTGTCCATTAAACTTTTTTCGGTAGCACCTGCAGGTAAATCCTTACCGTCACCTGCAAATCCATAAGGACTTTCATCGGGTTCTTGTTTTATCTGTTCTGGTTTTTGTGGATCAAAGTTTACATTCTCAACTACACCTTCAGGTAATTCAGTAGGCTCTACCGTTAAAGGAAACTTGTTACCTGCAAACAATACGTCAACTATTTGACCGTAAGCTGCCAGTGTTTTAGTTTTAGTTGTCTTAATAAATACTCTTGACTTTTCTGCTTCTGTAAACTGTACATCTGAACCGTATAGTCCTCTGTAGTTTTTATATGATTTTAACCACCGTTGTTCATCGTACTCTCTAAAGTCATCTGATTTTTTATATTTGCCAAGTACAAAAGGTATTATACCTGCAATGTCATAATCAGTCTGATTACTTTCTTCCGCATCCCCTAGTGAGATTGCGTCATCTTCAATCATAATTTCTTCTACCATATTAATATCCAAATGTTGAGTCTGCTATCGCCATACCGTTAGGTCGGGAAGCATTAGGGTCGTAATCAAATATACTAAATCGTGGTCTTGACATTATACCATATCTTAAAGCGTCATACAAGTGGTCTTCTGATAAAGTATCAATATCTTCAGGGTTCTTTTTGTCTAATGGAATAGAAGGTAGTTGAGCTACAATATTTGTACAGTTACTAAAAAAGACTAAGCGAGGTTCTTCAGTAAACTCATCGACTTGTAATCTTCTATGTATTTCATTTTTTCCTGCTATTCTACTGCCTTTACTTCTATCTGATGGTCTCCAACGGCAACCTTTTTTAATCATCTGTTCCGCAAGAGAAGGACCAGTATCCCCACGTTTATGCCAAAGGCTACTATCCAAGACACCATACCTAATTGTTCCATCTTCTGATTCCGCTTCCATTACCATATCGGCTAAGTCCGTTGCCAATACCTTTGATACATACAGTTCTCTGTATACAATAAGTTGCTCATTAGGATTAACAGCGAACCAAACAACTGCAGACTTACTACCGTATCCATAGTCACATGCTCTAAATTTAACCCAATTATTAGGTATATTAAATGGGTCAATAACATGTACGTCACGATTAAACTCTGTAAACGCTGCTCCCTCTTTAATATCCCAATCACCGTCAAGGAGTTGTCTTCTTTGTTGTTCTGGCAGTGAGAGAAGCATTGCTTCATAATCTCCTTGCTCTGCCAAGTAAGGGTTGTCCATAAGACGAGCAGGTATAAACTTACGTTTAAATAGTGCCTTACCTGCCTTACTATGCCCTTGAGGATACCGTAGTGTTTCACCTGTTTCAATATCCGTTGCTTCAAATGCTTTATTGGGTGCAGCAGGGTCTATAAACATTTTTTTAACCCAACCGTGTCCTCTACCCCCAGGGTTAGTTGTAGCTCTCATATATACTGGAAGATCGGCTGATGTACTCCTAAGTCTTGACCTCATGTAGTTCCAAGCAAAAGGTGTAGCCCACTGCGTAAGTTCGTCAAAGCCTATCCAACTAAAAGCAAGTCCTTGGTATCTAAGTACGTCATCATCTCTGTCGAGATAGGATAGCCACAATCTTGCACCAGAGGGAGCTAACCATTGCATCTTTCTTTCTGACCACTTTATTCCCTTCCATATTTTTGGGTAGAGTTCTTGAGACTTGAATATAAGTTCACGTAACTCTTCCGTAGTATGGCGTAAAAGCAAACCGCTAAAATTAGGATGACCCATATATCTAAGTGGGTCTGCAAGCATTGCATAAGATTTTCCACCACCTGCACTACCACCATATAGAACCTCTCGTTCACTTGCGGCTAAGAAATCTGTTTGTGGTCCTTTGTTAGGAGAAAATATAACATTACGTGTTTCCTCTATAGGTTGTGCATCTATTTTAATTGGTTGCTGTAATGTTTTCTTTTGCGCCTGTTCTTTGGGTTTCAATTTCTTTCGCCTTGGAGATTGCCTTTTCCGCATATTCTGCCCACTTGCGGATGCTTCTAGCTTGGTCCTTACGGTGTCGCTCATTCGCTACCCTTTTTCTTAAACCTACATGAGATATGTACCGTCCTGTTTGCGTTGTAAGCCAATTTGCTACCTCTCTATATGAATACTGCTTTAGATAATTTCTTGCCATTTCAAGTTTGTCTAATTCATCTGGAATAGGCAATAGTACGTCAGGGTCATTAATATCTAGTTTATATCCAAACGGAATGGTACGTGCTATTTTGGGTATAACTAACCATTCTATGTCTTCTTTAATATCTAAAGGTTGTGGTAACTCCCACTTGCCTAAACTTTTAATTGTCATCGTCTTCTTGCTTCTTAGGTGGCATAAGCATCACTCCACCTGAAGACTCTACCTGTATCTTTTCCGTCTTAATTAAACCTGTTCTATCAAGTAGCTCTTTAGCTGCAGACATTTTATCTCTTATACCAAGCTCTGTGGGGTCATACAGTCCACCTGCGAGTGCTACAGCAGCCTTGGGTGCATTACGTGCCATATAGGTCTGTGTGGCGTTCATAATCTCGTCCTTGAGTGCCGTTACAATGTCATTGATAGCTGTACCCTTAGAATAACCTGCTAACTGTTTTGCTTTACCTGCATCACCGTTAGCTTCCTCAAAAAGCACCTGTAAAAATATCTGTTGTTTTTCTGTTAGTTCTCTCGTCATTATATTTCCTGACCTAATACTATTTCTTGACACATAGGAAGTGCATAGAATATTTGTGGTGTACTCACTGCTGCATTAGCTTTTTGCATAGACACTTCAAAGCATTGTTCCTGTGTATCAAAGTATGTACCTACAGTAGTTACAACTGTACAGGTATTAGCGTACATATTAGCACATACCATAACTACCGCCATCCACATATTAAGAAGACCTGTTTAATTCAAAGTGAGGTCCATCTATAAATGGTCTTCTGCCTTGACTTCTTCGTAAATCTATGTAGTTATTCATAGCCTGTTCCATTGTCATGTCACACTTTCTAAGGTCATCTATATGCCAAGCTGCTCCCCAACGTATACCTACGTCCTCAAGCTTTGCAGCTTCCATCATGGCATCCGCTATATCGTCATATAGGTTCAACTCCCATGAAGCCCTCCCACTAACATAAGCCATTAAATCTACAGCTAGTCCTTCTAGGTGCTTTGATTTCATGGTCTGTGAAGCTCCCTTGGCTACCAGAGCTTTCTGCTCCTCTATGGTACGCATACCACAGATAACGCCAAAGTCTATCTTTGTTAAATCTATAGCTTTTTTAACAACTCGTACCATGTCTTCATTGACACCGTTAAGTCTGTCTAAGCTTCGTTGTGAAAGAGTGAATCCCATTATCTATCCTTTTTGTTTTGTAGTCGTTCTTTATCTGCCTTTTCTTTACATGGTATACACACACCATTCATCTCTGTAAACTTTTTCTTAGCATGTGAGTATACCTTAAATACCTCTATAGGTGCTTTGCATACAGGACAGTCTGCCATTATTTTTTCTTATTGTCTACCGTACCGTACTTAGTACGTGATTTAGTCATACCTTTGTTTAAGCCACCTGTTGCATACTTTTTAACGTCACCACCTTTGTTGCGTCTTTGAGTACGAGCATTAGGCATTGGACCTCTATCAATAGGTTTAGTAAACCTATCTGTTAAAGCTGTAGATTCTAAAGGATTAAAATTATTTCGCAGTGGACCTAAGTCCATACTAGGCTGTCTAGGTTTTCTTCCTCCAAAATCTTTAGGTAGTCTCACAAAATCTTTAGGTAGTCTCATAGGTTGTCCTAGAGGTGTAGGCTGTCGAATAGGTTGTACAGTAGGTTGTCTAGGTCGTCTGGGTCGTTTGTTAGCTTGCCTCACTGCCTCATCTAATTCACTTTTAAGTGCATTGTCTCGTCTTCTTCTGGCTCTTTCGTCCATAGGTTTTCCAACAGTATCAATTGTTGTTGGTCTACGTGTAGGTTTGGAGTCAGGCATACTAACTAAAGTACCAGTTGGATTAGCATAACGCATACCTTGATCTTTTTCAGCTTTTGTTAAAGGTCTACGTGTAGGTTTATTAAAAGGATTATTAGCAACTAGATTCTTTGTTAATGTGTCTGTATAATTTTTTCTTGTTGTAGCATTACTTAAATCTGGAGCTTTGGTAGGTCTACCTGTAGGTTGTCTAGGCACGTGAGCCATACCCTGATGAGCCTTGACTACCTTTTTACTTTTGTGGGCTTTGGTTGGTTTCTTTTTTATGGCAGCCATGTTATTATCCCTTTTTCTTTTTAACCATTCCACCGTACATCATGCCACTTACACGCATGTCGGAATGACCCATTCGTGCTTTTTTGCCCGATACCTTACCGCCTTTATTCATTGTGGTCATACCAGTTGCACTGTTCCTTTTGTTTTCGTCCATGCCACCCGACATACCTGTAACACCGCCAAGTGCCATTTTCTTTTTAGGTGGTCTTCCCATTTTAGAGCCGTATGTTCCTTTTCCTTGTGGCATAATAATCTCCTTTACTTTGTTATACCCTTTTGCTTTTCATATGTACGTAAGCCACCAAGACCCAACATACCCATTAATACCGTCATTAAACTTCCCATATCAAATTCAGGTATAGGCGGTATATCTACACCAGTTAGGGTTACTCCGAATAATATAAGCGGTGACAGGATAAAGTGATACAGTAAGGCTATACCACACACCCACCCCACAAAGGGTCTCCAACCCCCTTTAAACACGCTTCCAGAGGCTGCTTCCGCTTTGTTTATCTCTAGCTGTGCAAGCAGTGCTTGCTGTGCGTGTGTGTCAGCCATAGTCGCTAGTTCGTGAGCTAACTTAGCCTTCATGTCCTTGTCAGGTATTACCTTGTCTAGGATACCTGTAACTGGTCCAATGAGGCTAGTTAGGATGCTCATTTCTTTTTGTTACCCTTGACAACACCACCCTTGTTAAAGGTTCTCCAATTTCCACTTTTGGTAAACCAATAATCGTAGCCACCGTCTAAATGATTACCTACAATTCTTAGTAAGGGTGCTCTTAGAGGAGAACCGTCAGGTAAACCTGCAATCTGTTTACCTATTCTTTTTAAGCCTGTTAAAGTTTTAGAGTCTGTAAAATCTGCCATTTTAAATATTAATAGCTATATAGACACACAAAGCAATAATAATTAACTTACCGTAATCTAAATCCCACGCAGTTCCTTCACCACGTTCCTTAAAGAAAGTCTTAATTCGTTCCAACATATTTTCTCCTTTTAAGTAGCTTTAAACTTAGCTGCTTCTTCTGATCCACCTGTTGCCGTTCCCTTTGTATAGGAATGTGCTCCCATTCCTGCAAGCTCTCCATCTTTAACAATTAAGTAAGGCTCTCGTATCTCTGTGCCATCAAAGAAACATTCAAGTATTTCTCTTACTCCTGCAGCGTATCTTGTTTGTGCTGACAGAGTAGTGCCTGATGTATGTGGTGTCATACCGTGATGAGGCATTGTTCTCCACACATGGTCGTTAGGTGCAGGTTGAGGAAACCATACATCTCCTGCGTAACCACTTAGTTGACCAGACATCAATGCTCGTACAATAGCGTCTTTGTCACAAATCTTACCTCTGGCTGTATTAATGATGTACGCACCCTTTTTACATTTACTAATTAGGTCATCATTAAACATGTGTTCTGTCTCTGGATGCAAAGGGCAACTTATATTAATTACGTCACATACTGCAACTAAGTCCTCAACAGAATCATGGTAGATTAAATTTAATTCTTTTTCCTTTTCTTCGGGTAGTCTATATTTATCAAAGTAGTGTAGGTGTACATCAAAGGGAGACATCTTCCTGAGTACATCGTAGCCTATACGTCCTGCAGCTATTGTACCTACGTGCATACCCTCTACGTCATAAGAGCGTTTAACTGCATCGGCTATGTGCCATCCACCTGCATTAACTATACTATGTTGCGTGTGGTAGTCTCTCACTAACGCCAGTATCATCATTACGATATGTTCTGCAACACTTCTACTATTACAATACGTCACTTCAACTACGTCAATGTTATGGTCCATCGCTGCTTGCAGGTCTACGTGGTCTGAACCTATACCTGCCGTGATAGCCATTTTTAAGTTAGGAGCACTCTCTATTTTCTCACGAGTTAGATAGTACGGAAAGAAGGGTTGAGATATAACTATGTCTGCGTCCATTAATTCTATATCTGCTAAACAACCTTCACCGTCTTTGTCTGACGTTACAACTAACGTATGTCCTGCGTCCTCTAAAAACCCTCTTAAACCTAATTCCCCCGAAACACAACCTAGTAATTCACCTGCCTTAAAATCTACACTTTTAGGATTGGGTAGTGTCATTCCATCTGGATACTTATCTAATTTTGGTAACGCCTCTAGCGGATAAGATTCTGGCATACCGTCTTTAGGATCGTCATATAATATACATACTACTTTCATTATTATTATTCTCCTTTGTATATTTCACTTACTAATTGTCGGGGGTTACATAATTATTAATTTTTACCTTTCCTGCTAAATAGTTTACTTTATTTTTATCGTTAGATAAATAGTCCAATATTACTTTTTTTAAATACTGTAACATTTTAGCCACTATAAATCTTTGTCCATTTGTTTTTGCATAAATATAATTTGTGTTTCTAAAATACTCAATCGTCTTAGTATGTCATTGCTGTCACCTATGCCTCTAGCTAAGTGATTACTTAAAGACTCTACGTCTGAATCGATACTATGTATGTTAGTAGAATTAGATACAACATCTCTCTTTAGATTTACGGAGTCCTCTATAGCCATTGTGCTGCTTAGTTCTGCCACTTTAGTATCTAGGGATTTAATTGTGGCATCTGTCTGTGCCACATACCATACCGCTGCGGAAATCTGCATAACTAAAGTAGCTGCTAGTCCTATGGAAACTTTAACGTCCATTAGATATTCTCTCTAGTTTCCGATTTAGCCGATACCTGTACAGAGGCTCTATTACCATTTACGTACAGTCCAAACCATGCAGCACCTGCACCTACCACGACAGATACAAACCCTGCCTGTGCGTTGTTAGGGTCTGCTAAGTCCATAAACCAATTACATGTCTGGTAAAATACAATCATATAACTTAATATAAGCAGTCGTGGTATGATTCTCCACGCTGATAAACCTTCGGGTGTAATCACTGTTTTCTCCTATTGTAAGAGCCAGATGTAACCCTCAAGTTACCTGAACTGTTATTCCACACATTGCCATCTCTGTGATCTATATGCTTACCGTCACCCTTGCTGACAACTCCGCCACGCTCTGCTCTGCGTCTGTTACGATTACGTATCACACGCTCTTTTTTCATACGTGGTGATGAATGATATTTTTGGTATTCCCAATTAGGCATTGCTTGTTTTATTCCGTTATGCTAGTGGTATCTGTACCAAGGACATAATAACATGCAGTCTGTTGGCTGTGGCTGCCGTTACGTGGACTATATCACCTGCTGTGAGTATAAGGTCCTTTGATATAAGCTCAACTGTGGTGCTTGCACTCACAGCCTTTACATGGAAAAGTGTAAACACGGAACTGCCATTTGTAATTGTTACGGTTATGGTGTCGGCATTGCCACTGTCTTCCGCTACCATAAGAGACTCAACAACCGTCACGTAGTTTGTGGGTACGGAGTACAGCTTTGTGGCTGTAGCGGTTGTCAGGTCTAGCTTTACATTGCGGTATCCTGCCGTGCTTATTACATTTGCCATTTAGACTTTTAAACTCGCCCTGTATCCATCGTAGCCTAGTCTTAAAAATTGTTGTTGTTCTTTTGGGGATAGTTTATTAAAGTATTTACGTTCTTTGCTTCTTTTCTTGGCATCTTTAGTCATAGTGCTTTTACCACGAACACCAATTCTACCTGTGTCAATAACTTTGCCTACAGTCTTTCTAACTATTTTACCTACAAGTGTAGGTTTTTGTCCAGTAGCACCCTTACCCATCTATCTATCTCCTATTTCTTTGTTTTTCTTTTTAGTCCACGTTTTTTATTTAGGTAGTCACGTAGAGATAAACCCGACTTCTTTAATTCTTCCGCTGTTACTGCAGCTTTCTTATTATTATTCTTATCTATAAAATAGTCCTTACCCATTTTCTTAGCCTGTGCTATGGTTCTAGGTTCTTTATCTTTAGGCTTTGGTTTTTTAACTTTAGTCTCTGGCTTTTTAATTATAGTTTTAGATTCTTTAAATAAGGAATTGGGTCTTTTAAGTGGTGGACTCGATTTTAGTACAGCACCAGAGGATTTATTAGTTTTTGTTTTTTCAACACTACGTTTTTTAAATTTAACTAACGCCTTTTCTAAAAAAGCTATGTCCATAGACTTTAATGAGTTCGCTAATAACCTTTTATCAAACTCAGGTATAGATTTTCCATGTGGGGTAGCTAGTATTTGTGATATCAAGTCTAATTTTTTTACTAAAGCCATTTAGTAATTCCTTTTTGTTTGTGCCATTATTTATCCCACCCTTCGGCTTTCATTGCCCATTCTACATGCTCTAAAGAAAAAGATTTACCGTAGTGGGCATCCACGGCTTTCTTTACGTAGAATACATCACTATGGGGAATATGTAGTTTATCTAAATTGTTCGTTAAAATAGCTTCATAGAAAGCTTCAAGAACATTGTCTGTATATAGTTTTACAGATTTTCGAGCCATTGTCAAGTACTTTTTAATAATTTACGGATATTTATACTTATTTTGTACATTTAAGTGATACAGTTAAGTGAAATCTTAGAAAATGTACAGTTTAAGTGTTTTATTTACAGTGTTTTTTTAAGTTTAATTATTTAACACTGTTAGTGTATCACTTTAAGTGTGTGTATTTTCTAGTTATACTTAATTATACCACGTTTTGATACTTATGTCAAGCATTATTTTGTATTATTTTTATGTGTGTTGCATTAATGATACATATTAAGGGTTAGTTGCTGTGTGTGGTTAACAGTGATATTTCCTGATCTGTGTATTTATCTGTATATACGTACGTACAGGGGTGGTGTGGCACTTGCGCCACCCTGTTGCAAATATGTCACTTCTCATCAACACCCAAAAATACTATCAAGTTTTTTCAATCATTTAATCTAATTCACTTTATTTATTACGCGCCCAATAAAACAAGGGCATATCTAATAAGGGCATTTGATATAAGATTAGTTGTCGTCTTAGTGATACATAAAATGTGACGATATTTAAAATGATATCGCAGTTGATTGTGGCGGAGTATACCCCCCAAATAAAACAAAAATAACAGTCAAAATACCCCAAATTTAACCTAAAATTAAAAATACAAACAGCCGTCAGTGACGCTTAAAATGCGACTATGAGCGTTTTTAATTCCTAGGATAGAACATACATGGCACTTAAACCGTCTACGTAGACTACCACCACGCCCCGTATAATCGATTTACTTTTTTTAAAAACACGAACAAATGTAGAACAAACAGCATATAAAAAGAGAACAAACAGCCTATTTTATGCCATATTTTACGTGATGTTTTACGCTGTTTTAAATTTGTATTTGACTATTGTGTCATAGTGTGCATACTGGTGGTATTACTTAATTTTAATTTAAACGGAAAAAGATACGGAGTATAATATAATGAAAATTACAGTTACACATTCAGCATTTGAAAAAACAGCAACGGATGTAGCCATTGTTAAAATACCTAGTCATATGAATATTAATCAAGGTCTTGAATATGCTTACCGTTGGACGCAAAATATCTTTCATAGTTGGTCAAAAGATAAAGATTATGAAGAAAACGAGGACGCAAATAAAGACGTTGAAGTTCATTATAATAGAGCGGACGGCTTGGGTCACAGGTCAACGTCGGTTGGCGATATTTTGACATTACATGACGACTACATAGGCAACGTCAAATTTAAAGTTATGCCAGTTGGATTTGAGGAAATTAGAGAATTAGCATACTAATGTTTATTTACAATGGGAAGTGTAAAGGCTTCCCATACTATGTAAACATTAACCAGTGAAACAATTTAAACCTTTAACAAATGAAAGATAAAAACAATGTATAACGAATTAAACGACTACACAAAAGTGACAATGTCAGATGTAAACAAAAACAATTTTTATTTTCACAAATTGCGAGGTGGTAAAATATCAAACGCAATGTACAAAATAGACGACTATATCGGATACTGTAATTCTGATAAAAAATATTGGATAACTAATTTAATGGGTTACTTAGGTGACAATACACCGCCACTAAAACCAAGCGCATTTGTTTATGTGGCAAACCATGATTTAACGCCACGACAAATCAAAACATTTAACAATAAATATAGAAGTGTTGAACCTGGATATAATCCACCAAGTGAAAGACTAATTGAATTATTAAAAAAGGAATTAATATAATGAATATGCAATTATCAAAAACTGAAATAGCTATTGCAAATAGTAAAACTGTATTCAGTACAACTGTTAAAAGTGTAAGTGATGGCCTAGGTAAAACTGAAAAGATTATTAAAAAATCTACTAATATAAA